TACGGGCGCAAAGTGGCAATCAAAAAATAAAAATTACTTTTCTTTTGAATCGTCAACGGTAACACTGGAAACAGCGGTTAAAATAGTGCCGGCTGTAATCAAGTACCCGGATAAGGAAACAATAGCAACCGGTAAAGCAACTGGTGCAGCTGCTAAGGCACCGCCAACAACACCAACCAAGATACCAATTGTGCGAAGCTTCTTAAAAAACGGAGGCGTGGGCGCATTAAGGCGGTCAACAACGGACATTTCATTTGCTTTTTTCATTTGGAAAAGTTTAAGATTTTTCATTTTTCATAAATTTGGTGGCAAATATTTCGGTTCCTTTCAATCCAAGGTAGCCCATGATAAACGCAATACCGTATTCTGCAGAACCTTGCTCCATCCCCAAACCTTCAACCACGATAGGTGTAAGGTAGTTCGCACTGAAAACACCGCTGGGAATACTCACCAAGGCTTTTTTCCATGAAAATTCTTTTTTTCCAATCATAACAAGCGAACCTGCAAAGCCTGCAAATGATAGGCCGAGGTTAATGCCGAGGTCGTGTAATAACTGCTTCATGGCAGAAATAGTTTAATGTATGAATTATCTTCAACTTCCAACCATAATTCAGCATCTTCGAATATCATATATTGAACAGCATCCTCAAATACCTCAAAGAATTCACATGAATTGTTTTGTGTTACCATGTATGTTTTCATCGTGTTAAAATTGCTTTAAAAAATCGATATGCAATAACATCCCCAGCAGTTGTACCCCATCCACTTAACGCACAAACAACGTTACCCCCCGCTGTAACGGTAGCAGTTGTTGAGGTTGTATTAATTGAACCGAAAGAACCTTGTTGAATATTAGCACTACCACCACCCATCATTCGAATAGATGTTGCACTTTCTCGGTAAAGAGTGAATTGATATTGCCATTGCGTACCCGTACCTGTTAAAATCCAATATCTTTTACTTCCGTTAATATCTACCGATAAACCACCATTCGCACTACCAGCACCTGAAACACGTTCAGACATTCCATTGATTTGAATTGTAGCTCCTATTGGAAAATCACCTTCGGGAATTGTGAAGGTATGCCCACTGATTGCAATCAAATTTGCAACTCCACCCGTAACGATTGTAATTGATGCAGACCCCGATGTTCCAACTGCGTAAGAACGGCTATTCCAAGTAGATTTTTCAGTATCAGTAACAAATCTAAAACTTGATGTTTGAGTAATATTAGCTGGATTAGTAGCATCGGTATTTGGTACGTTACCAAGTCCAACCATTGATTTGGTAATACCTCCAACCGTGCCCGTAAATGTAGGTGATGCAATGGGTGCTTTTAAATCTAAGGCATTTTGAGTAGCGGTGCTTATGGGCTTATTTGTATCGCTGGTATTATTCACGTTTCCAAGTCCAACCGCGTCTTTGGTAATATCACTTGTTAGGGCAATAGTCCCGCTCGCATTGGGTAAATAATGGTCACGTGTTTGTGTTAAATTGGTAGTAAATAAATTTGATTGAATGGTATCAGTTAAATGCAACTGCATAAAACCGTCTTCAATTACCAAAAGTTTGTGACCGTCGGCATCCTCAATGTGAAAATCCCCATCCGTGTAATGAAGGCTTGCATGGTTATCGTTTGGTTCATCAAATAACCAAAGCTTATTCGTGTACAAATCGTGAGTACCTAAGTCAACATCTTGCGTGGCTCCCGTATAAGGTACTAATCCAGCCAATTCCCAAACCGCAGCCGTTGCCGTTGCATCCGAGCAAACGTAAACATCGCCGTTATCAAGTACCCATCGCGATCCAACTGTAAACCCTTTGGTTACATCGTCCGTTGCCGTTGGCGTTTCGCCAAATTTATAGCGCACTTCACGAATTTGATCGCCATTGCCATTCATCACGTACTCGCTCCCCGCCTCCCACTTCAATTCATAACCAACACCACAAATTTGAGCAATGCCCTTTGATCCTCCCGTGCCGGCATCAATCGTTCCTTCACGTAATCTTGAACCGTTATCCAATAAAATACCACCACCCGCACCAAAGTGTACCTCCGAGTCGTTTAGCAGTTCAATGTTTTCATCGGCTTGGTTTCCTTCATCCAATACGTCGGCAAGTGTTGGTGTTGCACCTGGGCCGCCCGACGCCTTTGCTTCAAGATCACCATTACTCACACCTTCTTTAAACCAATACTCAACAGCTCCCGTTCCATCGTCAATAATAACCGTCAAGCCAATATGCCGGCGGTCGATTTCAATAGAACTCAACGCCGAGGCAGTCGATACAAAAGGACCCAAGCGATCATCAATCGGAGCGGGTTTGTTTACTCTAAAATTGTCGGTTATATTTATCATCTTATTGTCATTGGTGTTACTACATCCGTAGGCCATTGTGAAATCCAAATGTCGTACCCATCTTCGGTATCGTACAACTCAAATAGATCGGTGAAATTACCGACATCGATATTGCTTCTTTGCCATACCGTGAACGCGTAATCTTCGGGCACCGCAAACCAAATGAAGTTATTGGTCACTGCGTTAGGATCGAAGGCGATTGTGAAGGGTCTACCGGCTCGTACAAAGATTATCGTGCCGTCCAAGTAGTTTGCTACCGAACTCGTTGCAGAAGTCCCGTAATAGCAAGTATCGGGGTTGAGGTCAGAAGGTAGGTCGCACAAAGACATTGCCAATGGCATCGTGAAATTCATGGTCACACGTACACCGGCCACGCGATCACCAAAGCGATCGACAAATGGTTCAATGCCCGCGTTCACATCCACTGCAAAATCTTGTCCATAGGTCCGTTGAAACTTAACCATGTAGTCACTGGAAAGCTGAATCATGTCACTAATCACTTCATCGATTTGCTTTTGTTGGAAGTCAGTCGCATCGCCACCCATCGGCATATCGGCCACCTTCTGCAGCTCTTCGATTTTGTCCATAAACACCAAAGAAGAACTGATAGTAATACCATTTGAAACAAAGCTTGCGCGATCCATTAAGGCAAAAACCAACGGATAATACACGCGATCAACGCCAGGGGTTAGAAAGTTGGTAATATCGGCACTATCGGGGTTTAAAATGTCACCGGTACCAAAGGAATTAACGAGCGGGTGACCCTCGCTGAACTCCTTTAATACTCTTTTTATGCTGTTCCAACTTTTCATTTTTCTGCTTTTCTAGGTAAATCCGTAACTTTTCTAAGTTCTTTTTGTGTGTAGACATAGTTAATCACAGCAAGTTCTATTATAATTCGCTTGGTACTTTTCTTCAAAGCTACCGCAACAACCTGGGCGAGTCAATACCATTCCGCTGGTGTAATTTCTACGCGTTGGAAGGATTGTATCGATGTTGGATGTAGGACTGGAGAACAAAGGATACAGCGTAGTGTTGGCCAAAAGGAAACGAGTCACGCGCTCTGAATACCATTGCGCCTTGTTGCGGTACATATCCATCAATCGTTGCAATTCTTCTACGCTCGCTTGTGTACTGTTCTGATCCGTACCACGTTCGATGTTCTTGTTTCTGAACTGGAAACCTAAAGCCATGGGTGCTTCCATCATAACCCACATTTGTAAACATGGTTGGATGTAATCGGCTAATAAAGTTTCGTTATCATTGGTCAAGGTATTGGCAATGATTTGGTTTTGCAATTGCTTGTATAGATCACTTCCAATAATCGGTTGAATGTACATTTCTTGGCACATAATAACCGTAGGGCGTAACTTAAACATAGATACATTCTCGTTAATTAACGAGGCATCCTTCAATTGCTTTTCTGTTATGAATAATGCTTTTTGGCTCATGGCTTTGGCTTAACTAATACTTGGAACCAAGAATGTCTACACGAAGGAATGTGTGTGTTAGTGTCGGGCAATGTCATCCATCCACCTCGACGCTCCCAAACTGAATACCCCATGATTTGCGAAATTTGGTTAATGTCACTACGGCTGTAATACCTACCCAGTTCAATCATTTTGATACAAAACTCACGGCTGCCGTCAATCAACTTTTCAGGACCATACTCGGGCAGTACATCGTACCGGTACATCACTTGCACCAACGGCTCACTCTCGGGCCGATCGGGCTTAATAAAGTCCTTGGCATTATCGCCTAGTTCTTTCAATGCGCCACGAAGGTTGATCGCTCCCCTTTCAACCAACGCACTAATGCGCTCGCTAATCTTTTCAACGGACGTACTTAACCGACGTGAAATTTCTTCAGCTGTAATGGTCGGGTCCTTCTTGATTTCTTTCAAGATATTGCTATCAAGTTCTTCGTACTCGCTTGCAAATTCTTGCTCTTGAAGTTCGAATCCGTATCGCATGGTTCGAGCTTTCAACTCAACAAAATTCTCCTTGCTTTGGCCAAATTGTTGGAACAAATCTAATTCAACTTTGTCGTTACGCTTGAATGCGTGAAAGCTTGTAGGCGTTTCTTGTGGTGGTACTGGGCTTGTCGGTGTGGTGGTAAGTCCTACCAACGCACGAACTTCGGTATCGGTCATTTTCTCGAGCACCTTGTTGGCCACTAACGGGCTCAATGCTTGAATGCTGTCGGTTGTTTTTGGTACATCTACCGTGTCATCTTTCAATCCCGCCATTTCGCGTAATTCAGCACGGCTCGCAATGGTGGTCAAGGTCTGTTCAGACAATTGCTCTTTGATTGGATCGGTTGGTAAAATCTCCAACACTCCAACGCCGTTAAAATCCAAAATGTAATTGAAAACCTTTTCAATCTTACGCACGCGGTCTTCAACGTACACCGATTTAAACAGCTCGTAAGACTCGATCAACTCCGAGCGTCCACCCAATTGGCCGGATGTACGGATGCCGAATAGCATCGGTGATGTCACGCGGTGCGCAACAAAGATCTCGGTCTGAATGGTGTTGTTTAAAATATCGAATTGCTTGTCAAGGTTGTTCGCTTCCAGTGCTGAAATTTCCAACCCGTTTTCTTTGGTATCATTGAATGCAACTACAATGCGCTCGCCATCGTCGCCACGCATTTGGGTAATCAATTGACGCTTGATGTCGCGTTGTTCTTCATCGGTTGGCACACCGTTGTTGAAGCTGAACAAATAACCACCAAGGAAACCATTACGAAGGTTGTTCACGTGGTAGTTTGCAATTCGTGCATCCGTTTCGATGTAGGCCAATGCGCCGAGGTATTCCGGAATGGGGTAATACTTTACGGACGGCGCGTAACTGGAGTAGTAAAACAACTGCTTTCCGAGCTTGTTCTCGGGATTGAATGCAACGTATTCTCTTAATCCTTCTGGTTCACCAAACTCTTTCCACTCTTGGGCGAAATAGAACTTGTCTTGCTTTTCATTCACGCGAAGGTTGCCAAAGTTCACGTGTGCAATTTGCGAAATCTTACCTTGCAAGTTCCAAATTACCTCGAGCGCAAACCCGTTGAAAATTTCGAAGTCTAGTGTAACCTTGTAAAGAATATCATTTAAGTCATCGTATGGATTGGGATCTTCCAACATACGGTTTAATTCGGTAACAAGATCGGCAGCCAAATCTTTGGGGTCGTACGTCCAGCCCTTGCCGGTGATGTAGTTCACCTTTCCGTTTACAATAGCGTTATGCTTTGCAGAACGTTGGTACATTTCCAACAAATAAGAAGGATAGTTGTTTCTTTCCCCGTAAAACACGTATGGTTTCCCATTCATTACCTTGTATTCAGGTAACTTGGATTCAAAGTTCTGTTTTGTTTTGGCCATTACGTCGGTCTTTGCAACCCCATAACTACCTTTTATTCTACGTGCGCTCATAAATTTGGCTCAATATATTCGATCGTGTTTGCAGAAAACACGGTATCGTTTGTTTCCGATTCAATTATTTGATACAATCCACACTCCAAAACACTCAAAACTTCAGCATCTTCCGGACCGGTCGCACCACTTTCGCCCTCGTAAAGCGTGTAAGTACATTGACCTCCTGGGATATTTCCGATAGATACATCGAATGCATTGTAACGATCCGTTTGGAAAGATAGATCACTCGTTTTCGCGAAGGAATAAAAGTAGTCATTGTTGGTAGAAATGTGATGGATATTCAAATACAGCGTATCACCTTGGCTATAAAACTCGGTGGCAGTAAAGAACAACCGATTAACCTCATTGGAATTAAGTAACTGCATAACCATAGTATTACAAAAGTCAAAAAAGTAACAACAAAAAAA